GAAAAGCGTTCAGCAGAAGCAGCAGAACTTCGCAAAGAAAAGAAGTTTGATGTTGCTGTCGGCGGAACAGTTGTGAAGTCAGAGGCTCGCACTTACTCGCCACAAGCAGAATCATCGTTCTTGAAAGATGCCTACGCAGCACAATTCAACAACGATTACTCAGCACAACAGCGTCTCGCTCGCCATATGAACGAAGAAAAGATTGAACGCCGTGATGTAACCAGCGCAAACTTTGCTGGTTTGATCGTGCCTCAATTCTTGACTGAGTTGGCTGCACCGTTCGCTCGTGCAGGTCGCCCGTTCCTTGATGTTGCTCGCAAACACCAACTACCTGATCAAGGTTTGGTTATCAGCATCAGCAAAGTAACGACAGGCACAGCAACCGCAGTTCAAACTGAAGGTGCTGCTGTTCAAGAAACCAATATGGACGACACGAAACTTGATGTTTCAATCGTAACTGTTGCTGGTCAGCAAAATGTTTCACGCCAATCTATTGAGCGTGGCACAAACATTGACTCGCTTGTTATGGCTGACCTTGTTAGCGCATACCATACGAACCTTGACAGCCTGTTTGTAACAACAAGTGCAACATCACTAACCAATGTGATCACACAAGTTATTACATACACAGACGCATCACCTACAGTTGCAGAGTTGTATCCGAAGTTGGCTGACGCAATTCAGCGAATCCAAACAAACTTCTTCGCTGGACCGAACTTCATTCTGATGCACCCACGCCGACTTGCTTTCATCTTGGCTGCACTTGATGATCAGAAGCGACCATTGGCTGTGCCAGTGCCTAACTTCAATGGTCAGCCTGCTGTTGCTTCAGGTAACGGTGCGCCAGTTTACGGTAACTCGGGATACACAATCTTGGGTTTGCCAGTAATCACTGACGCAAATGTGATCACAACAAACGGTGCAGGTAGTAACGAAGATGTCATCATTTTCGGTAACACACAAGAAGCACACTTGTTTGAACAAGGTTCAGGTGAGCCAATGATGTTGCGCTTTGAGCAACCAAAGGCTGCTGAACTTGATGTAACGATGATTGTTTACGGATACTCAGCGTTCACGGCAAATCGTTATCCAAATGCCTTCTCACTTATCGGTGGCACTGGATTAGTAACACCAACATTCTGATCTAGGTCAGACATCGCTTAAAGGTTGCTGATATCCTTCGGGGTGTCAGCAACCTTTAGCATTTACGGAGTGTTTATGAGCAAACAAATTGATGCCCTGCTTCAAGAACGGGCAGGCTATGTGAGGCGCAATCTTCCGAAGCGTGTTGAATCTGTTGATGCTGCTTTGCGTGAACTAGGTTTTGACAACAAATATATGAGCAAAGAACCACAGGTTGAGACAGCGAGCATTGAAGTTGAGGTTGAGAAATCAGTTTTGAAGCGTGGTAAGAAAAAGAAGGCATAGCCAATGGCAATCGTCAATGGTTACTGCACTTTGGCAGAATTGAAATCGGCTCTCAGAATTACTGACAGCACAGATGACACGCTTCTAGAGAACGCTATTGAATCGGCTTCACGCCGAATTGATGGCTACTGTGGCAGATTCTTTTATCAGACCACTAGCACGGCTGTTCCGATGTTCCCTTTCAATGAATACTTGCTGGTGTTCAATAGAGATGTAGCGACTGCCACAATTACGATCAAGATTGATTCGTTAGGTAACGGCACTTATGCTCAGACTTTGACGCAAGGTGTGGATTATGTTTTGCAGCCACGAAATGTTCCGATCTTTCCACGCCCGTATGAGTCGGCACGAATGGTTGGTGGCAATACCTTTCCGCTTCTGACTACGCCAGCATTTGAAACTGTGCAAGTTACAACGGTTTGGGGTTGGGCTGCTGTTCCTGACGATGTGAACCAAGCAACAATCCTGCTCGCTATGCGCCAGTTCGCACGCCTCAATGCTGCTTTAGGTGTGGTTGGTTTCGCAGATATGGCAATCACGGTTCGGGCTGTTGATCCTGATGTGCGTGATCTTCTCTCGCCATATCGCAGGTTCGGTATCGCTTAATGCCTGCCACAGTCTCTCAGGTCGCTTCAGGACTTGCTACACGCCTCGCTACGATCTCTGGGCTTCGCACTTCGGCATATCAGCCTGAGCAACTGAATCCGCCGTTTGCTTTCCCTACTTTGAACTCAATCAACTATCACAGGGCGATGGGTGGTGGCGATGTCGTGATGGACTGGACTGTGAATGTGGTGGTCGGCAGATATGTTGATCGCAACTCGTTCACAATTCTTGATGGCTTTCTTTCTTATTCGGGTGCGACAAGTATTCGTGCAGCGATTGAAGGAGACAAGACGCTTGGTGGCGTTTGTCAAACTTTGGTGCTACCATCGGGTGCGAACATAACAAGTTTAAGTTCTGCTGATGCAGAGTTTTTACAAATACAATTCCAAGTAACGGTTCACGGATAGGACATCAAATGGCTAACTATAAAGTGATGAGCGAAAATTGCACTCTAGGTAAACAGGGTGAAACAATTAGCGCAGATGATCTTGTCGGCGTGAATGTTGATGCGCTGCTTGACGGTGGACATTTGGCTGAAGTTAATGTTAAAGTCTTAAAACAAGACACGAAAGAAACGGACAAATAGTTATGGCAGTTTTAGTTTTGACAGATGCAGTTATCACGGTGAACTCAATCGCATTGAGTGATCACGCCAATAGTGTTACTTTGAATTATGAGATTGACTCCGTTGAGACAACTGCGTTCGGTTCAACAGGACACAAGTTCACTGGTGGGTTGCAGAACAACAGTCTTGATATTGAGTTTATGCAAGACTTTGCGGCATCAAATGTTGAAGCAAGTATTTATCCACTTGTCGGCACAACGACCACAGTTAAGGTCAAGCCAACATCGTCTGCAACAGGTGCAACAAACCCTGAATACACTTTGACGGGGTGCTTCCTAGCAGCACATACACCTGTGGGTGCAGCCGTTGGCGAGTTAGCAATGACAAGTCTTTCGTTTACTGGCGGAGTTTTAACAAAGGCAGTTTCTTAATCTAAACAAATAAATCAGAAGGAGAACGAATGAAAATCGCTTTACAAGTTGAATACCTAGACGGCACGATTGAACCTGTTGATGCTGTGTTCGCTGACTTCGTTGGCTTTGAACGCACTTGGCAAAGAAGTGTTGTCAAGTTTGAAACAGAGATGCGATTGACCGATCTTGCTTGGCTTGCTTGGTCAGCATTGACACACAGACAGAAAACTAAATTAAAGTTTGACCCTGATTGGATTGCGACTGTGGCACAGGTTATTCCACGAGATGAGAGTGAAAGCCCTTTAGAGAAATAAAGTTCGGTGATGATTCAGCGCATTGGCTGATCGCTCATCTGGCTCACGAATACCATATTGCGCCTTCGCTTCTTTTGAATGAGAGCGAATCAATGTTGAACACGATGCTCGCTTACCATAACTGGGTGGTGAAGCAAGCGAATCGCAGACGCAGATAGTTGTATGATATGCGCCTATGGCTAACGAGATACAGTTTTATGGCATCAACGAAACGCTGTTCTATCTGAAGAACTATGAGAAAGAACTGTATCAACAGTTCAAAAGCGATCTAGCAGATGCAGCGAAACCATTAACTACTCTTGTTGGTTCAAGGTTTCCTTCTACTGCTTTACAAAATTGGCATAGTTCTGGTGGTCGTGTAGGTGTGAAACGGTTGCCACCTTATAACGGTGGAAAAGCACAAACGAAAGTTAAAGGTATCGCTGGTGGTGCTACATCAAAAAATGCTCAAGGTGGTAGGGCGATCTTGCGTATTCAACAAATGGATGCAGGCGGTCAAGTTTATGATTCGGCAGGTGTCGGAAGTTATGAATCAAGAAAATCAACTTTGATTCAAAACTTAGATAAGCACACAAAGGTGAAAAGTGTTCGTGGTAAAACAAGAAGCCGTATAATGTTCGGTGCGGTAAACGCAAACAAGAACTTGATTGAAGAAGCAGTTTTGAAGGTAGTTAAAAGTGTTGATGATCAAACCACAAAAAGAATTAACGATTAGGGCACGAGGTAACTGATGGCTGTTGGCATTAACATTCTGACCGATTTTGATTCAAAGGGAATATCAAAAGCGATCACCGAGTTCAAGAAACTAGAAACAACTGGTGAGCAAGCGTCTTTCGTTCTTAAAAAAGCGTTCCTGCCTGCTGTCGCTGCGCTCGGCGCTTTAGCGTTCGCAGGTGTTAAGGCTGCTCAGGCTGCTGCTGCCGATGAACTTGAGCAAGCGAAGTTGGCACAAACATTAGAAAAGGTTACTGGTGCTTCATCTGCGACTGTTGCTTCTACTGAGCAGATGATTGAAGCGATGTCTCGTGCTTCGGGAACTGCTGACACAGAACTTCGTGAGGCTTTGAGTTCGCTGGTCATTGGTTCGGGCGATCTCGCTAAAGCACAAACTGGTTTGGCTTTGGCACAAGATATTGCTACTGCTTCAAATCTGCCGTTGCAGTCTGCTGCCGATGCTTTGGCTAAAGCATACGCTGGCAACTATAAAGCGTTGCAGAAGTTGTCTCCAGCAGTTCGTGATCTGATCAAAGATGGTGCTTCAACAGAAGTTATTTTCCAACAGTTGAGCGACACTTTTGGTGGGGCTACTGCTAACGCAACCGATACTGCTGCTGGCAAAATGAAGATTCTTAAAAACAATATAAGTGAACTTCAGGAAAGTATCGGTGCTGCTTTGTTGCCTGCGCTTGAAAAAATCACTGAAGTATTAAGTGTTTTCGTTGGTTTCTTGGCTGACCATCAAACAACAGTTCTCGTGTTCGCTGGTGCGTTCGGGGTCTTAGCATTAGCGATTGTTGCTTACAATCTTGCATTAAAAATTGGCACTATCGTCAATGTGGCTTTCGGTGCTTCTGCTGCTGCTGCTGCCCTTGCTGCTGCGCCTCTCGCTGCTTTTGCCACTGTTTTAATTATCACTGTTGTTGCTCTTGCTGCTGCTGTTATTTTGGCTTACAAGAATTTTGAAACTTTCCGAAACATTGTTCACGGTGTATTCAATTTCATCATTCAAGTAGTTCAAACATTCATCAACTTCTTTATAGGTGCTTGGAACTCAATCTTGCCTGCTATCAACGCAGCGATAACTGTTGCAAAGTTCTTTGGTGCAGACCTACAAAAACTTGAACGGATTGGTCTTAAATCATTGGGCGGTGTGGGCAAAGCCACTAACCAGACTGAGCAAGACTTGAAGAACCTTGAACGCCAAGCGTTAAGCACGGCTGGGGCTTTGCGTCTGGTTGTTACACCAGAAGATCAACTTAAAACACAATCAGATCGCTACACGGCTATCGCATTGAGTCTTGGCAAAATGGTTGATTACACAGGCAAAGGATACAAAGCGATTGCTAGTGGTGGCGGTGCGGTAGAAACCGCAGCACAGAAACTTGAAAAATATATTGACGCAGTTAAAGGTGTTACACAAGCACAAAGAGGTTTGCGTGATGCAAACAAACAAGTAGATGAATCAAACAGGACTCTGCTTGAAAGAACTAATGCGCTCAGAGAAGCCCAACGCAAGTTCAACTTGATCACAAACGGTTACGGCAAAGAATCCAAACAAGCCAAAGACGCTGACAACGAAAGATCAAAAGCAGAGCGTGCTGCTGAGCGTGCCAAGTATGCGTTAGAGGAAGCGATCTTCGCTGTGAAAGAGGCTGAACAAGAGTTGGCGAAAGTTCGTTTAGACCCTGCTTCAACACCGCAGATGATTCGTGAAGCCGAAATCAAACTGGCGCAATCAAAACTGTCTGTCGCTGATGCCACAGATTCTCAGCGTGAATCTTCTGAGGCTTTGACTGCTGCTCAACAGCGTTTGAATGAGGCTGTGAATGGTGCTGAGAAAGGAAGTGAAGCCTATAAAGATGCGTTAGATGATTTGTTGTCGGCTGAGAAAGCGCAGGCTGATGCTCTTGATGCACGCACTTCGGCGTATGAGCGTTTGGCTGATGCTGTTGAAGCGGTTACTGAGGCTGAGAAGAAACAGCGTGAGGCTGGCAAGGGTGTGTCAGCGAAAGATAAAGCAGCAGCAGATGCGAACGCTACAAAAACTTTGATACCTGACATTGTTTCTGGTGGTGGTGGGACAGGGTTTGATTTTGGTTTTGGTGAAGTAACTCTTGACGATCTGAAGAACATTCGTATTCCTTCGTTAGAGGAATTGTTGGGTGGCGGTATCGGCGTATTCGCTAATGGTGGCATTGTTACTCAAGCGATGCTCGGGCTGGTTGGTGAGCGTGGTGCTGAAGCAATCATTCCTCTTGACCGTATGGGTTCAATGGGTAGCACATACAACATTTCTGTTACTGCTGGTATGGGTGCTGACGGGAAAGATATTGGCACACAAATTGTGAACGCTTTGAAACGGTATGAGCGAACGAATGGTGCTTTGCCTTTGACGGTGGCTTAATGGCTACCACTCTTGCTTCAGGTGAGCAGATCACCGTTCTCGCTGAGGTTGGTTTCATCACTAACTTCTTTGTGCTTGACGATATTGATGCAGGCGTTTTAGATAACACACAGTTTGTTCTTGACGGAAACCTTGAAGGCGTGGACATTACCGAATACTGTCAAGAGGTTTCTATCACTCGTGGCAGGCAAGACCAGTTCGCACAATTCAACGCAGGTCAATGTTCATTGAAGTTGTTAAATAACGATAGAAGATTTGACCCGATCAACGAAGATTCACCATATTGGGACACGGCTGCT